TTTTTGTGCTGTCGAACCTGAGTTAAAAACTACCCCAGAAGCAAAACTAATTGAAGTACCAGAGACTGTACCTACTCTTACTGTGCCGTAATAGCTGTTTGCAGGATCGCTAAACGCAACTATAAACTTATTAGATGTGTTAGGGTCAAAGGCACATACAGGGTAATTTCCGTAATTTGCTAATGAAATAGCTGCTATCGCCCCAAAACTAATTGAAGTACCAGATACTGTACCGGTTAGAGCATATAGCTTTCCAGAATTACTTTGATTCCTATATGACACAACAAATTGAGCGCCCGCAGGGTTAAATGATGATGTTACATATTTAACATCTTGACTTACAAATACAGCAGGGGTTCCAAAACTAAGGCTAGAACCTGATACTGTCCCTACAACAACCGTACCATATCCTGAGTTTCCCCCATCTCTATAAACAATAACAAACTTGTTTACGTTGCTAGGATCAAAAGATAAAAATTGGTTTGTAACTGCAGCCGATTCATAAACGACCTCACTACCTTCAATTTGTTCTGCAGTCTCAACAACAGCCTCTACCTGCCCATTAGACTTCAACACAACAGCTTGACCATTGGGTAAAACCCCACTAGCCACAAAGTTTACATTCTTACCGCCACCACCTGCTGGGAGCAAATCACTTAAACTGCTCATGCGAAGTCCTTTATGTTGATTTGAGTTGCAGAGATGGCCGTACCTATCCTCTGAGCGGGAGATGCGCTGGCAGTAGTTATCGTGCCGTTTTCTTGAACATAGTAATCCGACCCAATAGTGAGGCTAGACTGGCTCTCATTAATGCCGCCAAACAGGTTAATAGTGCCCGTAGCTCCGCTGGATATTGCACCTGCTGAGATACCCAGAAGGTTGGTGGCTGTTAGGTTGGTTGCTTGAACTGCAGAAGCTATTTGGCCTAATATTGCATAGGCTTTTCCATCATATTTAAAAACTGTTAAAAACTGTCCTGCTGAAGATGGGTTAAATCCTAGTTTAATGCCCTGCGAATTCAACGATTCAAATACTTGCTCTGTTCCAAAGCTAATTGAAGTACCCGATAAATTACCTACGATAGCAGTACCATAGTTTGAATTACCTCCATCTTGATAGACTATTACAAACTTACCCGTAGTATTTTTATCAAAGTCTACATCTATGTACTCAGTTCCAGCAGCATTAAAAGTTACCTCAGTACCAAATGAAAGTGTTGTACCGCTTACGGATACTGCTACTGCTTTGCCGTAATTACTATTTCCTTGATCTCTGTATGCAATAACATATTTATCAGCCGTATTGGGGTCGGAAGATACTGACATATCAGTAACACCACCGCCTCCAGAATTAAAGGCCGCTGATGCTCCAAAAGATATACTAGTCCCACTTACAGTACCCAGCCTTCCTGTGCCCGTTTTATTAGAATTAGTATCAGCCGATGCTACAAGGCACTTCCCTGCTGTGTTATCGTCATAGGAAATATTAGAGTGAAGGGTGTAATCAGAATTAAACACTACGGCACTTCCATACGAAGCGGTAGTGCCAGATAAAGTACCTACAATCGATGTACCATAACTATTGTTACTATTATCTTGGTACACTAGTACGAACTTTCCAGTGGTTTTAGGGTCAAAGGACACATTTAGATATTCTGCACCCCCCGACTTAAATTGCACTGCCGAACCAAAACTTATAGAAGTCCCAGAGACTGTCCCCACTTTTGAGTAGCAATTATTGGGGCTGGCTACGTTGTAAAACACCAATAATTGGTTTGCGACATTAGGATTGTAAGCTATAGCTTGACCAGCGTTATTAAAACTGGTGTCTCTATATGTTACAGGAGTTCCAAAAGTAACTGTTGTCCCTGAAATAGTTCCAATAGCCACTTTACCATAATCGCCAGCACTATCATCTCTAAACAGTACGGCACATTTTCCTGCAGTGTTTGGATCAAATGATACTTCAGGTTGAAATGAAGCACTTGTACCATTAACCGCAGTTTTACCTCCTGTTGGAATGTTTTGCGGTACTGATGTAGAGCCTATACCTACAACCTCAACTTGACCATTGGCCTTTAAAATTACGGGCTTACCATTAGGAAGCGTACCAGACGCCACAAAATCAACCGCATTCTGGCCACCGCCAGAGGGTAATAACTCTGACAGATTGCTCATCTATACGCTCCAGCCGATGGTACTGTTGACATACGTCATCACGATTTCAGCAAAGTTCTTATCAAATGTTAGGTCCGTTCCAGAACTAGCTATGTTCGATCCGTTTCGAGCTACTGTGAAGTTAGTAGTAGCCGCTGCGCCTGTGCCGTCTTTTACGACCACATAGTCTCCAGCTGAAGGAGATGCAGGTAGAGTAATTGTAATACCCCCAGCAGTAGCGACTTGAAATGTTGCCGAGGTAACAGTTGCACTTGATGCTATTAACGATGGCGCTGGATAACCTGCCGCTTCAGCTGCTGATGCCCATGTGCTGCCGTTAGACTTTAAGACGTTACCTGATGTACCTGGGGCAACCACCTGAACCGCTGAGGTGCCGTTACCCAAGATTACGTTGTTCGCTGCTAGAGAATTAGCTCCTGTGCCGCCATTTGCAGGTACTAATGTTCCAGCAAGTGTAATATTACCTGATGTGGTTATAGGACCGCCTGAAGTGGTTAATCCTGTAGTTCCACCAACAACCCCCACGGAGCTAACAGTTCCTGTTGAACCGCCCGTAGATGCAATTACAGCAACAGCACCTGCTGAATTTTTATAGAACAATTTGCCATCATTGGTGTTGATAGCAAGCTCTCCCGCGTTCAGATTAGCAGCTGAAGGAGCAGCTGAAGCAGTCGCAGTTCGGTAAAGTTGAATTGGTGTAAATCCTGTTTCAGCCATTTTAGCCTCCGCTCATTAAAATCATTAGAAAGAACCGCCAGTTATTCCAGTGGTTGCAGTTAGTGTGGTGAAAGCACCTGTATTTTTAGTGGTCGCCCCAATGGGCGTGTTATCTATAGTTCCACCCACAATTGTCGGAGCTATGGGAGAAGCCAGTTTAGCTGTAGTAACTATACCATTTCCGAGCTGATCAGTCGTTAGCGGTACATCTGTAGGCGAATTACCAATGTAGGGATTAGACATTAGGTTATCTCCAGAATTGATAGGACAGCGTCAACTGATGATGCCGCACTTGAATTAACTTTTATTGAGTCGCCAGTAATCATAACAATCTTTTGATTACCGCCTACAGGTACTAGAGCTCCTCCTACTGGGACAGGAGCATCTTTAACTATGTAATTGTCGTTGGTCCCATCATTAAGCGTCACATCAATGTTTACAGTCGATCCGCTGGTGTTAGACACTGTTAAACCGATAACAGTAGTCTGAGTTGAAGATCCCACTGTATAACTACCAACAGCGGTCAGCGCAGTGCCGATACCCCTGGACAGTTTACGTGTAAATGTATTTGCCATCTTATTCTCTCCTATCCTAAAGCCACAGCCAACGCCACGACATCATCAAGTGTTACGCCAGCCGCCGGTGTAGCAGATGTCCAAGTTGTGCCGTTCGATGTTAACACATTTCCACTGGTTCCAGCTGACGTTAATCCAGTGCCGCCATTGGCCGCTACCAAAGTTCCTGCGACAGTAATATCGCCTGTTGTTGACGAACTTGGTGTTAACCCGGTCGATCCACCACTAAAGCTCGTTACCGCAGCGGTCACCGCTGAATTCCAAACAAAAGCAGAGCCATTCCATTTTAAGAAAGTATCAGCCGATGTGGGCGCTACCACAAAGTTCGTAGTGTTTGCACCTGTGTTAAAAACTATTCGGTTAGCTGCACCACCTGCCACATTAGCTATTTGAGTTAGGTTTACAGCGCCAGTTTGACCATTTACCGAAACTACAGTGTTAGACTGATCAAGTTTCTGCCATGCTGTGCCGTTAAATACAGCCCAGTCTCCAACTTGCCAATCAGTTATGCCGTCAAGATTCGTGTTCCCAGCAACGCTCGTAATGTAATACTGACCATTTGTTCCTACCCCAGACGATAAGGAAGGAGC